CGACGAGATCCTGAAGGTGCTCGAGGAGCGCGGCCGCGACAATCCGGCGCAGGTGGCCGAGATCGGCCTGACCGACAAGGAAGTCAACGACTACAGCCTGTTCCGCATGATCAGCGCGGTGCAGTCCGGGGACTTCAGCAAGGCGGGCTTCGAGCGCCGGTGTCACGAGGCGGTGGCTGCCAACGTGCAGCGGTCGCTGGGCCGCGGCGCGCAGGCCGAGAACAACATCTTCATCCCGGCCGAGATCCTGAAAGCCAAGCGTCAGCCGATGCGCCGCGATCTGGTGGCCGGCACCGGCTCGGCGGGCGGGTTCTTGGTCGAGACTGCCAACGTCAGCTTCATCGAGCTGCTGCGCAACCGCAGCGTCGTCATGAACATGGGCGCGATGCGCATGTCGGGCCTGGTCGGCAACGTGGCCGTGCCTCGTCAGACTGGCGCTGCCACGGCAAACTGGATGTCTGCCGAAGCCGGCACTGGCGCGGCCTACAGCGACCAGACCTTCGGCCAGCTTGCCTTGACCCCGAAGACGGTGGTGGCTGCCACCAAGATCAGCCGCCAGCTGCAGCTGCAGAGCGACCCGTCCGCCGAAGCCCTGGTCATGAGCGACCTGGCTGCCCAGGTGGCGCTGGCCGTGGATTCTGCCGCGCTGTCTGGCACCGGCTTGTCTGGGCAGCCCACCGGCATCATCAACACCGGCGGCATCGGCGGCTTCACCGGCACCTCGATCACCTACGCGCTGTTGCTGAACTCGCAGACAGATCTGGCGCTGGCCAACACTCTCAGCTCCGGGTGCGGCTACGTCTCGCACCCGTCTGCAACCGAAATCCTGATGACGCGGCAGCGTTTCACCAGCACCGACACGCCCCTGTGGACGGGCAACATGCTCGACGGCCAGTGCCTTGGCTTCCGCGCCATGACGAGCAACCAGATGCCGGCTTCGCGCGTGCTGTTTGGTGATTTTTCGCAGTGCGTCATCGGAGAGTGGGGGGTGCTCGAGTTGGCCGTGAATCCGGTGGAGAACTTCCTGGCCGGAATCATCGGGCTGCGCGCCATGTACAGCGTGGATGTGGGCGTGCGCTACGCGGGCGCCTTTTCCTACGCCAGCAACAACGTGACCTGATGGCGCAACGGCCGGCACGGCGCCGCACGCCGTGCCGGCCTGCGCGGAGAACGCGATGCAGACCACGAAGAACCCGAACCCTGTTGTCAGCTTGCGCGTGACGCGCGTCATCTGGTGGCAGGGGCAGTGGCGCCAGCCTGGCGACGAGATCGAAGCCGACTACGTTACCGCACGCGGGCTGGAGAGCACCTACAAGGCGACCATCACCGACAAGCCGCAAGGCGACGAGGTGGTGGTCTCTGCAACCTCGGCAGAAACCAAGAAGGGCAAGGCCAAATGATCCACACCTACGGCTCAGCCGCGCAGACGAACAACAGCCTGGCGCCGGCATCCTACGCTGCCGGCGCCAACAACGGCGCATGGATCGACGTGCGCGCGATGGAGGGCGAAATCTTCTGCCCGATCCTCATCGGTGCCGTTACCGGAAGCGTGAACTTCAAGTTGCAGGACGCCACCGATGGCGCCGGCACGGGGGCGGCCGATCTGTCGCCGGCCGTGGCCACGGCAAGCATCAACACGGCGAACAGCGCTGCAAAGCTGGTTGTTCCTGCAGGCACCGTGCGCGGCTGGGTGCGTGTGGTGGCCACCGTCACCACGGGCCCCGTGTTTGCCGGTGCCGCAGTGGCAGGGCACCCCGGCATCGTCTGACGCCATGTTCACCGAAGACCTGTCGCCGTTCTTCAACGCCGCCGAGCTGGCCACCACGGCCACGCTCGACGGCGTGGTGGTGACAGGCATCTTCGACAACGCCTACACCGAAGCCTTCGGCATGGCCAGCCGGCAGCCCATGTTCACGCTGCCCACCAGCAGCGCGGCCGCGGCCACGCAGGCCTCGCTGCTGCTGGTGGAAAGCAACCTCTACCGCGTGACCTCGGTGCAGCCTGACGGCACCGGCGTCACCACTCTCATGCTCGAGCGGCAATGATCCATGCGCGCACCGCCATCCGCCAGGCGCTGGCCGCGGCCCTTGCCGCCGGCGGCACCGCGGCCGGCGCGCGCGTGTTCGATTCGCCCAGCGACGTGCGCACCGCCTTTCCCGCGCTGGTGGTGGAAGACGCCGGCGAGCTGCAGCGCGCCGCCACGCTGCCCGGCGGCCCCGGCCGGCTGATCGAGCGCAGCCTGCGCCTGTCCGTCACGGCCGAGCTGCAGCAGGTTTCCGGCTACGCCGCGGCGCGCGATTCGCTGGTGGCCGACGTGGAGGCCATCGCCGCCGGCGCGGCGCTGCCCGGCGTGAAGTCCATCGTGCCCAGCGGCTACGCGCCAGACATCAGCAACGCCGGCGAGCGGCCCATCGTGGTCGGCCGGCAGTTCTTCGAAGTGACCTACATCACCACGCAGGGCAACCCTGCGGCAACCCTCTGACACGGAGCCCACCATGCCCGCAGCATCCGGCGTATTCAAGACCCTGGCCTACAAGGTCGAGTCCACCTACGGCACCGCGCCCGGCGCGTCCGGCGCACAGTACCTGCGCCGCGTCACGTCCGACCTGGCGCTCACCAAGGACACCTATCAGTCCAACGAGATCCGCACCGACCAGCAGATGCAGGACATGCGGCACGGCGTGCGCCGCGTGCAGGGCACGCTGAGCGGCGAACTCAGCCCCGGCAGCTACGCCGACTTCATGGCCGCCGCGCTGCGCCGCGACTTCGCCGCCGTGACGGCGGTGTCCAGCCTGTCGCTCACCATCGCCGGCGCCGGCCCGTACACCATCACCCGCAGCGCGGGTGACTGGCTCACCAGCGGCATCAAGAAGGGCGACGTGGTGCGCATCACCGCCGGCTCGGTGAACGCCAGCAACTCCAACAAGAACCTGCTGATCACCGCGCTGACCTCCACGGTGATGACGGTGCGCGTGCTCAACGGCACGGCGCTGGTGGCCGAAGGCCCCATCGCCAGCTGCACCGTCACGCTGCCAGGCAAGAAGACCTTCGCGCCGACCAGCGGCCACACGAACAAGAGCTACAGCATCGAGCACTGGTTCGGCGATCTGGTGCAGGGCGAGCTTTACACCGGCTGCCAGCCTTCGGGCCTGGACATCCAGTTGCCCGCCTCGGGCCTGGCCACGGTGGGCATCGGCATCACCGGCCAGGGCGTCACCACCTCCAGCAGCCAGTATTTCAGCACGCCCACGGCGGCCAGCACCAGCGGCCTGCTGGCCGCGGTGAACGGCCTGCTCACCATCGGCGGCACGCCGGTGGGCGCGCTCACCGGGCTGTCGCTCAACGTACAGAGCAACCGCACGGGCGACCCGGTGGTCGGCAGCAACGTGATCCCCACGCTGTTCCCCGGCCGCATCCTGTGCAGCGGACAGGCCACGGCCTACTTCGACAGCGTGACGCTGCGCGACGCTTTCCTCAACGAGAGCGAATTCGAGCTGATCTGCGCGCTTTCCGCAGACAACACCGCGGCCTCGGCATTCATGAGCTTCACGCTGCCGCGCGTCAAGGCCAACGGCCACTCGCTCAGCGACGGCGAAAGCGGGCTCATCGCCACCATCCCCTTCCAGGCGCTGCTGCCCACCACCGGCGGCAGCGGCGTCGCCAACGAGCTGACCACCATCAGCATCCACGACAGCGCCGCCTGACCACCCCGCACCGACCCGGCCGCCGCTGCGTTTTGCCTTCTTCGCAGTTGGGCGCGCGGCGGCTGGGCACGGGCACACAACCGCGAAGACCATGACCGAAACTTTCGACCTCGACGCCTACGAAGACGTGACCAGCGCCCCGGTGCGCATCAAGGACCCCACCACCGGCGCCCCCACGCCGATGGTCGTCATCCTGGCCGGGCCCGAGCATCCCGACCGCAAGCGCATCACCTTCGCCCGCCAGCGCCGCATGCGCGCCGAGCTGGCCAAGACCGGCCGCGTGCCGGTGACGCAGCCCGAAGACGACGAGGCCGACGAGCTGGACACCCTGGTGGCCTGCACGCTGGGCTGGTCCGGCGCCAGCGTGGAGTACAGCCCTGCCGAGGC